CTTGATGGTCGGCTTGACTTCTTGGGGGATGGCTTGGCTTTGGTGTTGCGTGTGCGCATTGTAGTCTTCTAGGAATATTTTCCAGAGTGGACGGTTCATAATTTGATTGAAATGAAATACCCCCTACATGGTGGATGATAGGAAGCTCCCTAACATTGATTTGGCGTTAGGATATCGTCTAAATCTGGGTGCGCGCATCTTGTTCCCGACTGTTCGGCTGTCCAAGATAGGTACTTGCTTGTTGAGATGTTTCGGGATGGTGTGGTCGGTTCTGTCAGCGGGGCAGTCGGATATGATCGCGATATCCTCGAATTCGACGGTCCTTGAAAAAGGAATCGAGCCTTCAGCGAAACGGAACAGGAAGGAGAGCAAGCAATCGAAGTCGTTCGCGCATCGGAGTCCTTGAGTGTGATGGTAAGCGTTGACTTTGATCATCTGCAAAGATGATGCCATCTTGAACGGACGAAGGATGACCCCGATCGCAGTGCGGTAGTTGTCGAAGTCTTCCTTATCCTTGTACCCGCGCGTTAGTACTTTCGCTGAAATCCGCGCGATATCGAGTCCGACGCCGAACTTGTTGACGAGGAAGCTGACGAACTCGCCACTGTGTTGCGAGTGTGGTTTGAAGCTGTAGCCGCACTCGGTAGTGTAGATCTTGATCTTCTCTTCGTCGAAACGCACGTTTGGTCCGAGCCCTAGGGAATCATCTCCTTTGATGAAGAGTACGCGGAAATCCTTCATCACGTCCAAACAGATCGAAATGTTGAACAGGCAGTTGTCGATGAGCGTGTGGGGAGCACCGGAATCCTTCTTGTCTTCAACCGAGAGGGTGAGCATCTCTGCTGAAATCATTCTGCTGGCAAGCATCCTCATGAAGTCCTCGAGCAAGTGCTGAGGGCAACCTAGCTTCTCCAAAGCTTTGCGCAGAATGCAGCGTCCCAAGTTGTTCTGGGATGAATCGAATTCCTGGAAGTCGTTGTCAATGTGCCCGTCTCCAACTTGGTGGTTCTGTTCCAGCAGGGTCATGACTTCGAGGTCGGTCATGCCAGTTG